ATCCTTGATAGTTGTCCAGCCATGGATAGTGGTATTCTCTCGGCCGAGCGGGCGACAGCCCAGCCCATGCTCCAGTTTGGAACATGTGACTACACAACGTTTCCTTTTGTGTCTCCGCCGGGTTTGAAGGAGCGGCCTACCATATGGTTACGCATGTGGGGGCAAATTGTTACTGCGCTCAAAATGGCTGTCATGGCACTGACATGGCCAGTACGCTACCCGATGGTGTTGATCATTAGGGTAGTTATGCTGGCAGTGCGTGGGGTTGTCAAGACCGACCGATGGGCCAGGAAGGTAACGGGTGATGTGTGGACATTCACCCGGTCAATATTCCTGTCCTACTGGTACGCCTACAACAAACGCTTTCGCACGGTGTTTGTTTTGGGTGTGGTTTTCTCCTTCATCCTGTTTGGATTAGATGCTTTATTGGCCTGGTTAGGTGTGGTGGTGGTGTTCATCATGTGCACTGTCCCGTCTGATATCAGGTTTTATTTAAAACTGATCCAACAGATGCAGGATGCTTGGTCCGATGTGGAAAATGATGATGCTCCCATCGAGCCTAGTACGACGACCATCCTGGAGGTCAAGAAGGACAGGAACAAGTTTGCCTGCCGACTTGCCGCTCGGGCCATAGCCAAGGTAGGACTTCTGAGTGCCACGAGGGCCAATGCTCTAGTGTACCAGAAAGTGATACTCGACGAGATGAAGGTGATGAATGTGCGGTTTCAGGACCGCGTGAGAGTCCTTCCTCTTGCCGTGGTAGCCTGCCTTGAGAGGCCTGGTGGGGTGCAGCAGGTTGAGGGGGTCATTGACCTCCTCACTCATCCTGCTAATCACCTCTAGGGAGGCCTTGTCCGCCGTGAGGGTGTCGACACCACTACAGACCGCAAATTATTTGATTTACAAGCGGTACCTGGGGTGTCTGATACAGAGGGTCTCACGGTAAGGGCAGGGACCTCGGCTAAAGGGAATCGAACTTGGTACTCGTTCAATTCCTTGGCCACCACATATGAGTACATTGTCCACAACAGTTCACTGACAAACATATGCAGAGGACTTGTCGAGCGGGTTTTCTGTGTTGTGGACAAGAGAACTGGTGACCTAGTGCGACCACCACGACCTGTTAAAGGACGGTTCGCCAGGAAGCTCGGGCACGTTGGTCAGCGCATAAGCGAGTTTGTTGGTTATTGCCCCCAGTGGACACGGGATGAATTTGTCTCGTCTTACTCTGGGCTGCGAAAAGCCTCATATGAACGAGCGGCTGCGACGCTAGACGTTCTTCCCTTAACGGAGAAAGATGGCCATCTCTCCACATTTGTTAAGGCGGAGAAGATCAACGTGACCTTAAAACCCGACCCGGCTCCTCGGGTTATACAACCCAGGAGTCAACGTTATAATGTTGAGGTCGGGCGCTATCTGAAACCCCTGGAACCACGCCTCATGAAGGCCATTGATAAGCTGTGGGGTCATACCACAGCCATCAAGGGGTACACAGTTGAGAAAGTTGGTAGCATCTTCGCGGAAAAAGCCGCGCGGTTTAGTGATGTCGCCTTTGTGGGGCTGGATGCGTCAAGATTTGATCAGCATTGCTCTGCCGAGGCTCTTCGCTGGGAGCATGGGGTGTACAACTCCATTTGTAGGTCACCATATCTAGCCGACCTGTTGAAATGGCAGGTACGGAATCGAGGTACGGCCTACACCCACGAGGGAATGGTATCCTACTCCGTTGACGGTTGCAGAATGTCAGGGGACATGAACACTTCCATGGG